GTTACTGTCGAGCTTCCTCCTGGTGAGCTTCGAGGCGGGGACACGATAGGCAAGTTCCGTCTTTGGCCTGTCCATACCGTCTTGTACTGGTTTAAAGAAAAAGGGATAGTTAACACTAATGGGTACAACTTTATCTGTGAACATCTTCTTAGCATCGGATCCAGATTTGGACAAAATCCCAAACCGTGAGTCGCTTGATATGGTTGCCATGTTAACAGTCTCCCCTGACGCCATGAATGAAAATCCCGAACGTCTGTTCTTGAGATAGCACATACCATAACTTCTTTTGTCTGCTTTGCAAGCTTCCCAAAATATATAGAATAATCTATTTGATTCTCGAAACTCTGGCTTCCCAACATCAATCTTGGACCATTGCAAGTACATAAAATGAGTACCAGTAATGTAAGTATCCACATTCTTATTATTGAACCAATGACCGTTTTCCCTTTTATTAAATTGCCCATCTATATATATCCCCCATTTGATTTTAAATTCGTCCGGATAATCTCTCCAGTCAAATATACTAGTTATAGACTTTAGTTCCCTGGGATACTCCTCAGGTGTCCATCTGTCCGTTTTCTTATCTATTTTAGGAGGGGCTTTTGGTAAAGCAATCCTAAGATTTTGTATTTCATATATTTCCCCAATCTGACCGGTTTTACTTATAACAACAACATCATGCTCCTTGTTATATCCGTATTCCCATTTCTTTCCTTTATTCAACCTGGAAATAGTAGTCAGTTTTATAGGTGTTACAACCCTGTATAAGCTCTGCTCGTACATTACTTAGATTTTCTTTCAGCGAAACCTTTAAACTCTGTTGTTTCAAGTTCCTTCTTAGGTTTGTTTTCTAATATTCTTTCTTCCTCCTCAATTCTACTAAGTATTTCGAAGGCATCAAATATAGCTAGCTTTTTTGAGGCTGCAGCGTTCTTAAGTTTATCCGCTGTCAAATCATCTTCGGAATCAGTTACAATAGCTTCTTTTGCTACCTTAATTAATTCTTCAACTGCCACTTGCCCAGCTTGGATTATATTCCTCTTCGTTTCCTTGATATTCATATTTGATTGTGATTGAATTGGTGGGTACTCGGTATAACCTCTGCCCTTCTATTACGAATTCGTATTCTGAGTTCGGTTTAAAACCTACTAATGATTCTTTTTCAATTTCATCATTACCAAGTTTTACAATGCCTATTAATGGTTTTTCAAAGTCTACAGAAAACATTTTGTCTTCTTTTATAGGTTTAACAAAACAGAATCCTTTTAAAGCTTTCCATTCACCATTTCTTTTAAACGCATATATCTGATCAGCTTGAATAGTGTAAACGTCCTCGCTTAAATAATTCTTGCTATCTTTTTCATTACCTCTTACATCTCTAAACCTTCTGAATACATTGTGATGTACAATAACGTCGTCACCTTCTTTTAGTTCTTCGTTGCCAACTAGAGGTAGATTCAATATTGTACCTACTCTATTAGTATAGCTATGATTTTGTAAATCTGTATTAAGTAATAATGTTTGTCCTTCTATTTCTTTAGAACCTACAGTTCTATCTCCTTTAGGTGATACTAAATAATTAAAAACACTCTGCATTCTAGTATTTTAAATCATACTCAATGGATACAGACATGTTCTTATTAAAGTCTTTCCAAGGCATTATGGTATCGTTCTTTGTTATATATATAGAGTACTTATCTTCCTCTTCTAAAATATGAGCTATAGTATGACCGCCATACACTTCCTGTCCAACAGCGTAGTGCATAGCGTCATTCTTATAGTCTTTTCCTATACTTATCTTACGAATCAGGTGCATCGGTAATAATCCCTGTGTTTAAATCGATGTTAACCTTCCCATAAATTTCCTCTAAAGTTTTCTGTATGGCTTTCAACGATATAGTCTTTACTGCTATCGAATGCAATAACTCATGCTTGTGAGCTTCCATTCCACCTATTTGCATTTGCACCTCGTTAATCTCGTTGACGATTGAATTTAGTTCTTTTAATTCTGTTTCAGTTAATTTAACTTCTGGATTTAATTCTTTCACTTGACTCATAATGATTTAATTTAATTGTTACTATTTTGTTTTTTCTTTATATGGAAACGCTTTATTTAGTGCTTCTTTTCTTTTACTACACCCACAATCTCCTGGTAGCTTATCTACTATCGCTTTAATCCCAGTTGCTTTTGTAATTTTTTCTATCGTGTCTCCTAGTCCTTTTGATTCCATTAACAGTTCCATTTATCTAAAGCTAACTTTTTTCTAGTTGGCTCTCCGTTAGGTTTTTTCATAGCTCCAGGCATTCCACCCATCCTTGCACAAAATGATTTTCTACGCTTAGCTGCTTTACTACCTTTTTTAAGTTCAGAAGGTTTTGTTGTAACTGCTGTTTTTAATTTAGATCCAGGATTGTCTTTTTTATAAGCATCAACACCTTTTTGATTTAAACCGCCAGTTTTAGATTTACCCTCTTTACGCGTCCACGCTGCTGTTTTTTTAGCAGGTGACTTTGCACAACTTCCTTTTTCCTCCTTCTTTTTACCAGGTACTGGAGAATACCCTTCCCAGCACCTTTTTAGTACTGGAGACTTAGGTTCTTGCTTGTATGCCATTATTTGAAGTATTTCATTTTTAAAGGCGTTTTCTTTTTAAAGAAATCCGGTGTTTTCTTTGGTAATGCTCCAGATAGTTTTTCAGTATCTGTAGCATTTGTTTTGCCTAGCTCTCCAAAATCTATAGCATCTGAATCACTTTCAACCCCACCCTCTTTAATAACAGCATCCTGCGCAGCTTTTCCACCAACACCAGACAATTTCATATTTCTTTCATCATTAAGTACGTCCTTGCTGCTGTTAATACCTATGTTTTGGTCAGTTTGATTTTTTACCCCTTTTACAACGTTTTGTGAAATTTTAAGATTTGTCGCATCTTGAGTTGCATTTCTCGCTAGTCTCTGGTCTCTTTTGTTGTATGGTTTATTAGTAGCGGGATTAATAGCTCCTGATCGACGCAAACCTCTGTCAGTTTTTCTTTGAGCATCTTTCTCTGTTCTAGCGCCTATTTTTCCTGATCTAATAACATTACGTCTATCTAAAGCCGTTTGAGAATCACCTTTGTCTCTAGTTTTATTTGCTGTAAATTTATTTGATTCCTTAGTTTCCCCTTTTACTATTGTGTCAGGTTCGCTTTTCCCAGTGTCTACCTGATCCCTTGCTGCGGTTGGATTCTTTTTTCTCCAAGCTTTAGCTTCTGTTATCTTTTCCTCAGACATACCCTCTGCTCTTAAATCATCCCAGGATTTACCTCTAGTTATTTTTTTACCTTTAACAATCTGGTCACCAGTTGATTCTGATTTTACAACGTTAACACCTACCTTTTGCTTAAACGGAGAAGCTTTCATTGAATATCCTTTCATCTTACTCGGTGAGGGAATATCTCTAGTTTGATTGTTTCCGTAAACGCCAGCGGGGCCAACGTCTAATAAAGGTTCTTTCACACCTTTCTTTTGATTGAATAAACCAGTGTTTATTCTTGCCGTGATCGGCGTGTTTTTACTACCTTTAATTCCCATTGTGATTATTTTTTTTAAATTTTAGCTCTTGCTGTAATAGGTGAACAACTTTTTTTAGCAGGACTACCTAAGTCGCCTCCGTAGCCATCCTGAAAATAGGCTTCACCTCCATAAAAGTTTTTACTAATTTTAGCTGGAGAAGAATTTCTTTTATTAAAAGAACCTATAGCCTGTTCCAAAGATACATCTTCACCTCCAACGCCTTGACGATCGCCAGCTGCAGATTTGTCTTGAAATCCAACTTGATTCCTACCTTTAGTTTCTTTATTTAATCTACTAGCTTGACCTCTAAATGTTATTGCCATAATTATGATTGTTTGTATGCTTCGTCTTCCCATTCAAAATCCGGGTGACCTTCGTTCATAGTAGCTCTTTGATATACTCTAGCTGGTGACCTTGTATCCTTTTTCCAGGTTACAGAGTCTTCAGAATATTGTAATCTACCTTGAGCTATCTGATCTAAATGAATCTTTTCGTGTTCTACGGCGCCTTCGATTTGTTTATCAGAAAGTTTATCGCTTACGAAAATTGTTCCGTCCCTGTTGGCTTCAGCTTGAACTCCATCCTCTAAATCGTCTTTAACGATCACTGGTGTTCCAAATTGAGAAGTCTTTTCATGAATGCCAAAAACATCACTATGAGATTTAAGCTTAAATGCCATTATCCTTTATAACCAGATTTATTAGCTGCTTGTGCGTTTTCAGCATAATGCTTTCTTGCTGATTTGCTTAAGCTTTGATTTGACGCTTCTTTAATGTCGTAAGAC